CCGGGGGGGACTCGCCGGCGGGGCGGGTGTCGACGACTCGCTCGCAGCCTGCTCGCGGCGCTCGTCGTTCGCCGCGATGACCCGCCGGGCGATCAGTCCGACGCCCGCGCCGAGCACGATCGGTGCGACCGAGGCGGCCCACCCGATATCCATCATGCCGAGTCTCCCTCGTCTGCCGTCGGCTCGTCGGCCGCCGCCGCGCCGCGCCGGCCCACTGCCGTGCCAACTGCCCTACGTCGCCCGATCCTAATCGGCGGGGCGAGCGCAAGGATCAATGCGGCCGGGATTCCGAGCGTGCCGATATCCGGAATCTTGCCCTGCCACAGAGTGGCGATGACGGTCGCCGAGTACCCGCCGAGGCCGATGATCAGGGTCACGATCTTCGCCCAATCCGGCACGGCGACCCCCCCCTTTTATAGAGACCAGCGGCCCGCGCGTGATACGTCACGGGCCGCTGATTAAGCCAAAATTAAGGCAGGGTTTGACAGTACCGTGCCGGGGGGTCAGTCGTTACTCGGCGGCGTCGTCGACACCCTCGCGCAGCACGTGCCGTACGCCGTCGGAAACCGCGGCTTCGATCTCGGCGGCCGTGAGGTGGGTCGCGCCTCCCTCTTCGAGCACGGCGACGATCTGCGGCACCGCGAGAGCGACGACGACGGGCGACACGGCGTCGGCGATCTGCCGCGCGAGCTCGGCCTCGTCGACATCGTCGCTCGACGCGATGATCTTGACCAGCTCGGCGGTCGCCTTGCTGTAGCTGTGGATCGCGTTCAACACGTTGAGCGTGCTCATGCCGGCCGGGATCCCGCCGCCGACGTACTGCCACCCGATCGCCCGCATCGCGTTGCGTACGGCCGCCTCAGGGGTGCCGTCCTTCGCGCTGGCGCGGGACTTGTAATACGCGTCGAGCTCGGCAGCGTTCATATCGTCATCATCTCCCATAACGCGGGCAACCAGGTCATAACCGTTGCTTGCGGTCGACGTCGCGTAATCGGTGCGCGACGACAGGTGAATGTGTCCTCGGTCGCTCGACGGCCGCCGGGCGTAGGTCGGCGTCCACGAGTGGTGGTAACAGGGCCCGCCGTTGTCTTTCTCGGGCTCGGCGTTCATGTACTTGAGGAACGCGGCCCCCGGGTGCCGCGCGTCCTTATCTTTGATCAACTGCGCCGAGAGGCGCTGCAAGCTCGGCAGCGGCTTCCCGGTGATCTTGGACCGCTGACCCGCGGCCGGCGGCATGATGTCGATGGCGAGCACGTACGGATACGGGCTCTTGCCGGGCCACCCGGTCGCCGAAAACGGCGTGTGGTCCTCGGGCGGCTCGTGCGTGAGGTGCGCCTCATTGCCGATGGCGTAGACCGTGTATCCGTGGGCCCGCAGGCCGTCGCCGACCGCGTCGATGGCCCTGCCGTACTTGACGGGCTTGCCGTCTTTAACCCAATCCCTATACGCCTGCGATGCCATGCCGCTACCCCTGCCCTTTCGCCTCGAGCGCGGACACCCGCTCTTCGAGGGTAGCGAGCCGGGTCGCCTGCTCGGCGATGAGCTGCAACGCCCCGAGCGCGACGAGCTCGTACCGGAAGCCGCTCGACCTGCGCTCGCCGGGCCGGTCCGGGTCGTCCTCGTACGTGAGCAGTTCGGTCAGCCCGAGCTCTTCCACCTCTTCGGCGATGGCGCCGACGAACCATTCGGCCGCGGCCGTGCCCTGCGCGATGTCGGCCTCGGTGACGTCGGCGCCCTCGCCCCGGGCCTCGACCGCGATGCGCTTCGCGTTGTCCTCGATCTGCGTGCGGTCTTTGAACCGGACCACGCGCAGTTGACGCAGCGCGTCGAGGTCCATCGCGTGGTCAGTGATCTCGCGCTTGTACCGCCTGCTCGACGAGGTCAGGTACAGAATCCCGCTCGTGTCCTGCCGCAGCACGACGCCGAGCACGCCGGAAATCTTGTCATGCCTCAGCCTGATCTGCTCGAAGTTGCTCGCACCGACGCGCGGCCCGACGAGAAATTCCCCGTTGTCCGGTCCGTCGATCCACATGCGGCTCGCGGCGGCGCCTGCGCCCGCGTTGTCGACGTAGATCTTGTATCCATGGTTGAACGTGACGGCCAGCCCGGCCGAGCTCTCGGGCGGGTCGAATTCGATGGTCTCGACGATCATGTCGGTAAAGTCGCTGCTGACGATTTCCTCGCCTGGCGTGCCTACCATTCGGCTCTCTCTCCCTCACTCATAGGCCGTAGCGCGCGGGATTGGCCATGCCGACCCGCGAGCCGGTCGCGTGCGTCACCGTGACGCCGTTGACCCCCCGGGTAACGGTAGCCGTTTGCAGGTACGGCCCGGTGCCGGTAGCGGCCGTCATGCCCGTGACTGTGACGACCTCGCCGTCGAGTTCCCACTGATACCCGGTCGCGGTCGTCGACCACTTCTCATATTTCGAGGTGGTCGAAATATTCCATCCGGTCTCGCTTGCGTCGATGTCTTCGGCCAGCGTCGTCGTCGCGCTGCCCCACAGCTTGCCGGCCGTGTCGTACTGCCCTACCTCGACCCACACTTTCGCGGGCGAGCAGGCGAGGGTGACTCTCCACCGGTTCCGGCCGATCTGCTGCTTGATGCCCTCGATGATGAGATCGATCGTGATCCCGGGGACCTGCGATTTGGGGTTGGCCACGGTGACGCGCGAGCCGACGCGGCAGGTGAGGAACGCCGGGATGAGCTCGGGGTGCGCGATGAGGTCGAGCTCGATGACCGGCCAACGCATGTCGTCGACCGTGGTGAGGGCGGTCGCCCACGCGGCGTGCCATTCGAGGCGATCGTCGTCATTGATGTTGATCTCTTTGGTATTCGTGATCTTGCCGTGCCGAGCGACCGCGTCGTCGTTGACGTAGACCGCCTCGGAGCCCCGCGTGCGGCTCACCTTCCACCGCGTGAAGAGCCGTTGGTCGTCGTCGGTGGGGTTGGGAGCCTCGGCGAGGTCGCCCCCCGTCCAGTCGAGGGCGAGGCCTACGGCCGGGTTGTACCGCCACACGCGGGGGAGGTAGACGTACGCGGGCCCGCGCTCGATGAGCAGGCCGCCGTCGGCCGCCTCGCACTCGCGGATGAGGTCGATGAACTTCTGTGAGGTCTGCACGCCGAGGGGCTCGCTCGCCGCGGTCGGGACGTTGACGATGAGGCCCTCTTCTTGCATGAGCCGGATGATCCGGTTCGAGGCTTCCTCGCCGGCGTACCCGTTGGCGACTTGGTGAAAGCCGTCATCGACGAACGGGAACGTTTCGGCGCCCTGCCACAGGTGCGAGAACCGAGCGTCGAGCAGGGCGGCCGAGCCGTACATGCGCCACCCGGACATCGCGCCCGTGGTGTTCGTGGCGATCGTGCTGGTCATCGCGAAGAACGTTTCAGAGTCGATCTGATGCCAGATCAGGGCGTAATCGACGCCCGAGCCGTTCTGCGTCGTTTCGAGCTGGATAGCGACCCAAGCGAGGGGGTTCGCGGCGTACAGGGCGCTGTTCGAGTGATCGAGATTCCCGGCGTCGTCGTACACCTTGAGCACGATCGCGGTCGCGTTGACATAGATGATCCATCGCCGCAGCGTGCCCGCCGAGCACTGCCACTCGATGAGCGGCGACTCGGCGACCGGCAGGTGGTCGAGCTTGAAGAACAGCAGGGCCGCGAATTCCGATCCGGTACTGCCCGTTACGTACCCGCGCCCGCCCGAGGTCGTCGCATCGAATTTCATCGACGACAGTGCGCCGGGCGGACAGTCGTCGTCGCCGAAACTCACGTCGACCATGCGCGCCGCCCGGCCCCCCGGGATGCCCGATCCGGCGTTGGTCGATCCGGCCTCGTCCTCGAACGGCCAGTAACCGGCCGGATTCTCGCTCGGCAACTGCCGGCGTAGCGGCGACTCGATGGCGTCCTCGCCCTGCCCGAGCCGACGCATCGGGCCGGCCGGCGTGAGGGTGAGCGTCGAGTCCTCGCCGCTCTTGTCCCACCTCGGCGACCATTCGGGCACGAGCCCGCTCCACAGGATGGCGTCGAGCGTGAAGTCGTCGATCGACACGGTCAGCGTGCCGACGTTGGTGTTCGTGTTAAATCGCCACTGATAGAACGCGAAGCCGCCGCCCTCGATGGTGATCGCGTTCGTGGTGATGTTCCACGCGGCCGGCTCGTCCCCGAGCACGCCGACCCAAGCCTTGCAACGGATCGAGCCGCCGACCGCCTGCGCGCGGGTCCACACCTTCTGACCGACGCCGAACGTGCCCGTAACGGTCAGATCTTCGGCGAGGTCCGTCGACACCCCGTCGAGGGTCCGCACGACTTTCTGAGTGATCACGCCGGACGGCTTGAGCTCGGTAAATACCCGATAGTTGTTATTGGTGTCGATGCGCCGCAGCTCGACGGCCGAGATCCATGGGCCGCCGGTCGGAACCGCGCTGATCGAGACCGAATAGACGACGTCCGGGTCAAGCGTGCCGACGCCGACCAGCTCGCCGGTAGTCACGATATTCGGGGCCGTGATGGCGACCTGCCCCGAGCCACCGCTGACGCCCGTGTACGAGGCGCCGGTCGACCATGCCTGCCCGCTGTCGGCCGTGCCCCATCCGGTCGAGGTGCGGCCGAAGTTGTCGTACGCGAGGGGCAGGCGGTAGCGAATCGGGGTGTTGACGCCGATCTCGCCGTACAGCGCGCTGTTCGGGTTGCGCGCCGAGAGCAGACCATCGCGCAGGTCGAACACGACGGTCGAGTCGGCCGCCTCGACCGTGGCGGCCTCGTCGTCGCGGCCGACGTTGAGCTCGACGTTTGCGCTCTGCCGCCGGTACGCCGAAATGTCGTACCACTCCCACAGCGACGGCGACCCGTCCGGGTCGGCGCCGGGCGCGATCTCTACTCGGATATCCGGCATCAGGCGGTCCTCACGGTCCCGCCGAGCGGGCCCTTGACCCGTATCGACTTGTTCAGCCAACGGCGGAACTCGGTCTCGGCGCCCTCGATGACAAGGGTCACGACCGGCGCGGGCGCTCGCGAGACGCCCTGCGCGCCGCGCCCGAGCGGCACGACCGCCTCGTCCTGCCCACCCTCGCCGACGTTGACGAGCGTGCCCCCGTTGCGGGCCTGCACGATCCCGCCGTCGGCGAGCTGCGGAATCTTCGGGACGCCGACCGTACCGCCGCCGAAGTTCTTGCCCATGAACGAGAACGACGGGACCGAGAAGCTAATCGAATTCCACTTGCCGATGATCCAGTTGATAGCGGCCCGGAAACCGTTCTTCATTCCGTCCCACATGCTACTGAGACGTGCCCTTACGCGGCCGGGAATCGCGAGGATGTAGGCAATGAACGCCTTGAATTTGTTCCAAATAAAGGTGACGGCCGCGATCGCCCAACCCTTGACCTTTTGGAACATGCCATACCACAGCCCGAAATACAGCTTAACGGCCGACCAGATCGCCTTGGCGACGAACACCCATGTCCGCCACAGCAGCGTAAAGTACCCGACGAAAATCGTCTTGATCCACCCACCGACCATTTTGAGGAATCCCCAAACGGCCTCCCATGTCGCTTGGAACCAAGTCGTCTTGGTCGCGATGAGCACGATCACGGCGATGAGGGCGACGATCGCGAGGATGATCCACGTGACCGGGGACGCGAGCCACGCGGCGTTGTTCGCCCATGTCGCCGCGGTCGCGATCGCCTGGTACACCGCGTACGCCTTGAGCGCGAGACCAAACGCGATCCACGCCGCGACAAACTGCGTGATCATGCTGGGTGGCACCACGGCGATGATGGCGGCGAGCGCCGACGCCACCGCGAGGGTGATCGGGGCGAGCGGCGAAACGGCCTTCGCGACGTTCATCGCGGCCGTGGCGATGTCCTTGAGCGCCGCGAGCAGGGGCGGGCCTTGCGTCGAGAGCGTCTCGAACACCTTCGCCATGCCGTCCCCGCGCTCGGCCTGCGCTGACCAGTCGGCCCACTTCGCCGAGGCCTTTTCGAGCCAATCGAGAAAGCTCTGACCGGTCTTGGTGCCGATGCTGCCAAACGTGTTGCCGAGGGCGGTGCCGACGTTGATGATGATCGAGGTGAGCGTTTCCAGTGCGGGGCCGGACGCCTCGGCGAGGCGGGCCAGCCCGCCGCCGTTGATCCACCCGCCGATCTTGTCGACGAACCTGCCGGCCGCCGCCGCACCCTGATCGAAGAACGGCTGTAGCTGCCCGATCGCGGATCCGATCATGGCGTAGGCCTTGGTCATGATGCCGAAGACCGCGGGCTTGTTCTGGTCGACGAATCCTTGCCAGGCGGTCTTCATGCCGATGAAACCCATCACAGCCTTGCGCTGCGCGTACGGCATGAGCTGTAGGCGCGCTTCGAGCTCAAGTGCTGCCGAGGCCTGCTTTTTCAAGATCTTCGAGTTGTCCTCACCGCGGGCGGCGGCGATCTTGGCCTCTTTGCCGTACAGGGCCATCTTGTCCGTAAGGTCCTCGACCTTCGTGGCCTGCTCGGTCACTTCGGCCATGGCGGATTTGGTGACCGCCCCGAAGACCCCCATCGCGATGCCGCCCGCGGCGATGGTGGCGCCGAGCGACGCCGCAGCCGCGGCGCCGGCGAGGGCGACCGGGATCAGCGAGCCGAAGCCGGCCACGGCCGGAGCGATGCCCTTCGCCCCGTCCGCGATCGACTTAAATGCGTCCTTGAACTTGCGCCGGATGTTCTCGGTGCCCTTGTCGACGCCCTTGGTGTCGACGCCGATGTGTACGAGCAGGTCAGCTAGCGTCGCCACCCTCTTTACCGCCCATCCGTCTGTTGAGCTTTTTGACCGCGTCGAGCATGTCGTGCCCGGACATCGGGCCCGGGTCGGGCTTCGCGACTCCCCACTTCGGCAAGAACGCGGCCGGCTCGTGCGCCCGCTGATTCTTGCCCCGGTTCACGTTCGCGATCGTGGCTTGCAGCATCGAGAACAGGTGATCGAACCGGTCGTCGCCGATCGGCCCGGCGACCCGCTCGTACGCCGCCCACTCGGTCAGCTCGCGCGAGTCGATCCGGGCGAGCAACTCGCCGACCGTGCAGCCCAGAGCGAGAGCTAGTCGGAAGTAGCGTCGTCGTTCCGGGCGGCGCCGAAATCCTCGGTCAGCTTGTCGACGTCATCCTCGCTGAGGCCGGCGAGCTTCCGGCACGCGTCGAACAGTCGGTCGAGCGGCTTCGCGTTCTTACGGCCGAGCACGTTGAGGTCGTCCGGCGTGAAGAGTAGGCGCCCGGCGTCGTCGACCGCGCAGAGGATGATCAGCTTCGCCCGTGCGTTGCGCAGGTTCATCTGACGATTCCCGCCCCGCTCGACGATGAGGCTCGCCTCGTAATCGTCGCGCTGCCGGCCCTTGATGCTCTTGAGCCGCACGTCGCCGCCCCACTCGGGGCAGGCGACGACGTCGTACTCGGTGTCGTCGGTCTCGACGATCTGATCTCTTGTCAGGAATGCCATTGCGGGTGTCTCTCTCCCTTGTTTTCTAGCTGCCGGTCTGCGTGAGGATCGGCTTGCCGCTGACCTTGAGCGTCAGCGACCGCGCCATCTTATCGTCGTACGGGAACTCATCCCCGAGCGTCGTAAGGATGCCCGTGATGGCCCATGTGTGCTCGTCGGCCGTGTCAGGCAGAATGACGATCTGCCAGTTGCGCGGCGTCGTGTCGTCGAAATCGTCGTCGATGTCGTGCGTGGCCTCGGCCGGGTCGTAATTGATGTCGCAGGACAGCTCGCCGCCGTCCTTGAGACCACCGATGAATTCCATCCACCCGTCGGGCGAGTCGTGCGAGGTGACGTCGATCGTCTCGCGGGTGCGCTCGGGCCCGCCGATGTTGGTGACGTTGGCGATCGTCTCGAAGGTGGTACCCGGCGACAAGGTTGTCGCCCGGCGAAGCTGTGTCCCAAAACCGTCACGTCCGCTCATGGCGGCGCCTCCTTAGGTGAGTTGCGCCGTTGCGACGCGGAACCTGACTACATGATGCCTGATCTCCGGGTCGGGATCGGTAAGTGCCTGGTCAAACTCAGCGCGGATCGAAACGAGCTTGTGGCCCTCGGCCCGCAGCAGGTCGTCGAGCACCTCGGTTTGGTGGTCGAGTAGCTCGACGATCCGGTTCGCGATGTCCTGCCCGGCCTTGTTCCCGCGCTTGAGCGTCCAGATGTGCAGGGTCATCACGACGTTCCGGCCGAAGCCGCCGTGATCGTTGTCGGGTGTGCTCAGGAAATCGCCGACCCGAACGTACGGCTTGACGTCGCCCTCGGGCGGTTGGTCGTACACGGCCTGCCGGTCGGCGAGCAGCGTGACGAGCGTCGCGTCGGCCCTGAGCCGGGTGACGACGATCTTCTGTAGGGCGTTGATCGGGCTCGTGCTCGGCAACGACATCGTCATGCCCTCATCTCGGCCCGCACGGCGGCGCGCAGGCGATCGGGGAACCGGCGGGCTGTCTCTTCGGTCACGGGCGTAACAAAGTCGTTCGCCGGCGTGTCGTCCGTGCCCCTCACCACGAACTCAGCATATTTCGCCGTGATGGCGACCGTGCCGGAAAGGGTCCGTTTCGCAATCCGCCTCCTGATCGAGTCGCGCAGAAAGCCGGTCAGTACGGGGGCGTCGCGGCGCAAGTCCTCGGCGGTCTCGTCAACCTCTTCGCGGACCGCCCGGCGGGCGCCTGCGTCGATCTCGGCCGGCAGGCGCTGCAACTTGCGATCAAGCTCCTCGGCACCGAAAATCTTGATCTTCACGCGAGCCGCAGGCCTAGCCACGCGTCGCCCGCCGCGCCTGCCGGTACTGCTCTTGCCTCATCGTCTTGAGCTCGTCGCCGATCGCGATGAGCGCCCAAGCCTGCGCCAGCTCGGGGCGGCCCGACGTCGCCGCCTCCACGGCCTGCTGGCGGGCGGACGGGCCCGGGTCGGCGTCCGGCACCGGGTCGCTACTCATTGCCCGGCAGGTGCACGATGACGGGCGGCCCCGTGCGCTTGCGCGGCTTCGGCGGGGCGACGGCGGCCAGCGGCTCGGGCTTGGCTGACCATCGCGGGTCAGCGCGCGCCGTGACGATCTCGTCAAGTACCAAGTCGACCAACCATCCGGGCTCGCGGTCGTCCTCGGCCGGCAGGTCGACGCTGAGACCCGCTAAGCCCTCGGCGAGCCGCGCCAGCTCGGCGTCACGCCCGGCGAGGGTCTCTTCAAGCTCGGCGACGTCGTTCTCCAACTGCGCGACCCGCTCATGTGAGGCGGGCACCCCGGCGTCGGACGGCTCCCGACCGTCGACCACGAGGGCGACAACCATCGGCACCCAATCGCCCGGGTTGGCGAGCACCGCCGGATGGTCGGCCTCGGCGAGCGTCTTGCCGCGGGCGACGCGGTACTTCGTCCCGTCCGGGGCCCGCAGGATCCCGTCGCGCCTCGAAACGACGATGCTGGTCATGCCGGTACCCCCTGCTCGATGAGTGCGCGTACGGCCTTCACGTCGGCGAGCTGACGGCCGTTGCGTGACCACGCCCGATAAGCGCTGCGGTCGCTGCGATACTGCTCGCTGCCGTTGACCCGCTCGTACTGATCGTCGGTCGGCGCCTTGCCGGCGACCGGGTGCATGTGCTCGATCATGACGTCGTCGAGGTAGCTCAGGCACCCGGCACCGAGGCCGAGGTCGCGTACCGCGTTGTCGCAGTACAGGTGATCGACCGGCGCGGGCACCATCCGGCCGAGCTCGCGCACGATGTCGCTGGTCATGGCCCACTGGGTGGGGATGTTGTCGTGTTGGTACCCGTCGTCGCAGAACACGATGCCCGTGCCGCGCGCCCGCAGCTCGGCGACGTACCGGCCGACCCAACCCTCGGTGCGGGGTAGGTGGTCGTCACCCGCGAAGCCAAGCGCGTACGCATATCTACCTATTGCCAAACTGACCGCGGTCCGGTTCAGCTTCGGCACCAGGGGCCGCCACACGTCGGCGTACAGCGTCGACACGCCCTCGCGACGGTTGATCAGGGCGGCCCGGTAGTCGTCGTGCCGCGGGTCGTCGCGGTCAACGACGAACAGTAGTTCGGCGCCCTCGTCGAAAGCGCCGGTCGCCTGCCACGCGGCGACGACCCGCTCGACGGACTCGGGCCGCGAGCGAGTGGGCACGATCGTGACCAGGTCGATCATGAGACGCGCGCGAACGGGGGGTCGCGGGGCGGCCATGACCACTGGCCGGGGCCGTCGCCGGGGCCGACGTTGTGCTCGGCGAAGCCGGGCGAGCCGCCCGGGGTGAATACCCATAGGTGAACGTGATCGTCGTCGGTCAGCGGCGGCACCGAGCCGGACTCGACGCCGGACGGGTCGAGGGTGTGCACGTCGGCCGTGACGACTGCTGCGCGGACCGCGTTCAGGCCCTGGTTACCCCGGTAGCGCAGGATCCGGCCCGTCGTTGGTTTCGTCATCCCCTCAGCATATCTGCTAGCTATCGATCAGGGCAGCGGCTCGGTGGGGCGGCGGGGCGTGAGCAGCAGATCACACCACGCCTCGTCGCGCTTCCATTGGATCCGCGGCGTCCACCCGCTCTCGCGGCACCATTCGAGCAGGTGCGGCAGGTACGCGCCCGGCGCGCCTGCGCGCTCGACCTGGGTCTCGATGATGATCAGATCGAGCGGGTCGAGGTAGGCGGTCGCGAGCGCTTCGAGCTCGGTGCCCTGCGTGTCGACGACGAGCACATTCCCGCCGTGCTCGGCCTGCACGTCGGCGATCGGCACGACGTCGACCGGGAACGCCCCGGCCGGTTTCTGCCGCTTGTCGATCTGCAACCCGGAAAACGGCGTGATCTCGGCGCGATGGAACGTCGCCGTGCCCCGGGGGCCGCAGGCCTTGTTCACGATCCCGACACCCGGTTCATTGATCCACGCGGATCCCGCGATCACGTCACAGTTCTTCGGGTCGGGCTCGACGAGGGTGATGCGCTCGAAACCGGCCGCGAGGTAGATCGGCACCTCTTCGCCGTGATGCGCCCCGACGTGCAGCACGCCGCCGGGGCGGATCCTCAGCTCTTCGATCGCGGGGCCGAACAGTCGGAACGACCAGCGCCAATCGTGAATGGTCCTCATGCCGCCCCCCTGTGATCGGTGCGTTCCCACCACCCGGCCGGATGGTGAGAGATCGGCGTCATGAGCTCGACCGCCTCGTCGCGGCGCCACAGATCGTTAGCGCCGAGCTCGCGCGTGATGGCCCGCAGGGGGCCGCCCGTGCGGGGGATGTGCCGCCCGATCGGCTCGGCGACCTCGTCTGGCGCGAGATCCGCGATGCCGTCCTCGACGACCAGGTAACAGCCGCGCGAGACGAGCGGGCCGTACGCGCGGATCTCGCGGCTGACGTGCGGGGCGTGATGATCGCCGTCGAGCGCGACCATGGTCCGGCGGCCTCGGGTGAGGTCACGCACCCGCCGAACGACGTGCGGGTCGATCGAGCTGCCCTCGACGACGTTGGTCACGCCGGGCCACGCGTCCGGCCGGCCCTCGGCGCGCTCGATGTCGACCGCGACGACCTGCACGCCGCAGGTGTCGGCCAGCCACGCGGCGAAACCGCCCCACTTGGTACCCACCTCGACGACCACCTCGGGGCGGGTCTGCTCGATGACCTGCCGGTACCGGGCGAGGTCGTCGAGCGTTTTCCATACGCGCAGGCCCTCGTGCGTCTGCGTGAAGTCGCCCTCTCGATCGAACGTCGCGCAGCTCGCGGCGACGTCGAGCCCGGTCGTCAGCAGGGGCAGGTGCCGACCGCCCATCATGCGTCACTCAGCGGGTGCCAGAACAGGAGCGGGTGCACGATCAGCGGCATCGGCCCGGGGACCGCGACGACCTTGCGATCAGGGCCCCACGATGAGCCCTCATGCGACCACAGATAGTGATACATGATCTTGTCGATATATGCCTCGGTGCCGAGCCACCCGCGCAGTTGCTTGACCCACATGCGGTCTTCGGCTCGGCCCCTCTTTGCCCGCCCGAAGTGCCCGCGCAGCGCGATGTCGCGCCGTAGCGGGTCGATGTGCGTGAAGTCCCGGACGAGCTGCCCCTCGGCGTTGCGGTGCCATCGGCCGTGACGTAGCGAGTGATCCACGATCTCGCGGCCCACCTGCTCGCCGCCGCTCTCTGTCGTGTATTCGAGCTGAAACCCGACGTGATCCGGTCGGCCGGCGAGCGCCGCGACGACCTCGGCGACGTAGTACTCGGGCACGAGGTCGTCGTCGTCGATGAACGACACGTACTCGCCGGGCGCCGCGATGACCAACGCGTCCCGCAGCGCGCCGAGGTGCGGGTGTCCGGTGTTGCGCCACGCGAGCACCGTGACCCGCCCCTCGTGCGCGTCCAACTGCGGCAGTAGTCGATCCATGAGGCGGGCGAACAGCGTCGCCCGGGCGGGGATCGTGGGCACGAGGATCGTCCATGTCGGCGGCTCGGTCATGGTAGTTCGCGCTGCCCCTCGCTCTGTATCTGCTCACAGTCCGCCCGCAGGTACTCGGGCTCGCTCGGATGGATCGTGTACTTCACGCGCAGGCGGTCGCCGTCCGGGCGGCGCAGCTCGTCGCCGCGGCGAACGTCGGCGGTCGGCTTGAGGTGCACGGTCATCGCCATGGTCGTGCCGGCCTGCTGCGCCTCGATCTGCTCGGCCGCCGTGGGTTGGCTGACCTTCGCGCGCACGCGCGCGACCTCGGTCAGCGCGACGGTCGTGCCGCCCTGGCCGTCGTCGACCTCGCCCGGGCGCCAGACGGTCAGCCACTCGCGCAGCTCGTGCGACCCGATGGGGACCGTCATTCTGCGGTCACCGCGTCCCACGGGTCGAGTAGCGTGCCGTTGTTGTACGGGCTGGTCATGGTGACTTGCACCATTCCCGACGCCCCGGCCGCTTTCTCGATGGCTTTCTTCTCGGCATCGGTCAGATAGATCGCCTCGCCGCCCTCGCGCTTCGCCCGGTCGTAACTGCGCGACGAGTCGCCGATGGTGCGCTGCGTGAGTGCGTCCGGGTTGGTGAACGCCCGGTAAGCGACGGCAATGCAGATCTGCGCCACGCGCCGCGGCACGTCGGAAAGCACGCCGTTATCGTCGACCCAATCCTTCGAGGCCGTGTCGCGGATGAGCTCACTCGCGTCGGCGAGATCGTTCTCGGCGCGCACCTTTTCGTCGTCCTCGGGGGTGTACCCGAGCTTGCGCACGAGCACCGCGAACGAGGCGAGCGGCGGCAGATCTTCGCTCTCGGATACCGGCATCAGGCCCTCGTCTCTCGCGTCATGATGCGCCGACCCACCATGCGGTAGACCCGCCGGACGTCGCGCCGAGATTCTCGGGCGCGCTCGCGGCCGTCGTGAGGCCGGCGTTCGCGGTCGCGTACCGAGCCGTCCCGGCGGTCAAATTGATGTTCAGCATTGACGATCCCGCGTTGGTGTTGCGCGAGAACGACGGGCCGCCGCTGCCATTCCACCAAAACGCGATCTTGTACCAGGCCCCCGGGGTGATGCCGCCCTGCGGTGTCACGAGCGGGCAGACCTTGGCGCCGCTGTCGCCCCACCCGCCGGCGCCCGTGTTGTGCAAGCTGCCCGTGATGGCGTCGGCGCCGATCTTCGCGCCCGCGTCGTTGTGCACCGTGGCGTAGCACTGGTTTGCCGTCAGCACGCTGCCGCCGACCGTGAGGTGGAAATGCAGGTTCGTCAGCACCGACGAGAGCAGTTTGATCCGCACGACGTGCGCGAGGCCCGCCGTGGGCACCGCCGTGCCCGCCTGCTGGTCTTGCGGGTCGAACGTCCAGCCAATCAGGCCGTGATCGAACGGCGTCGGCAGCGGGTCGACGGGCGACATCGACACCCATGTGCCCGGGGTGCCGCCGGACACGCACCGGTACAGCCCGGTCCGGGTCATCACGATCTCGCCGGCGGCCCATGTGCCCGACGTCGGGGCGCGCGGAATGTCGAGGTATCCGGCGAGGCCGAGGTTCGTCGCGCCGTTCTTCGCGCCGAGGTTGGCAACACCGCCCGCGCCGTCGATCGACTGCTCGGAAAGGTCCGCAGTCGACCCGAATTCGGTCAGCCCGGCGAGCGTCGTGCCCGCGGCGCGCCAGCGCTGTATGCCGGTCTGGGCGCCGCTGAAGCCGGGGCCCGCAAAGCTGGACACGTAGACGTCGCCGGACGTCTTGTCGATGTCGACCGCGCCGCCGGTGCTGCGCAGGCGCAGGCCCGCGCTGAGGTCACCCTTGCGCACGACGAGGGTCGAGTCGACGACCTGCCCGTCGAGCGCGTCGAGCTTGGTTGCCAGGCCGTCCGTGAGCGCCTGCTCGGTGGCGAGGTCGTCGATATCGGCCGCCACGAGGTACGACCCGGTCGGCTGCTTTCCGTCGAGCGCGGTCTGTAGGCCCGTGACGTCGCCGATCGCGATCGGCAGGGTCGGCACCGTGTCGGCCAGCGCCTCGAGCTGCGCGAGGGTCGCGTACGTCACGCCCGGCACGGCCGCGCCGTCGGGCTGGAACACGTCGGCGAGCTCGGGCGTCAAGTCCTGATAGTCGAACTGCGCCGTGCCCCGAAACGTGCCCTGCTCGCTGGACACGACGACGTCGTAAGGCCAGTCGACCGGCGTCCACAGCGGGTCATTGTTGGCGGGCAGCTCGAAGGTGGTCAGACCGTCGGCGTCGGTCTCTTTCGCCTCGGCGAACGGCCGGACGATGCTGTTATCGCTCGGGCCTTGCAGCGGATACCGGGCCTCGAACCGCACCCGCGCGAGGCCGTCGAATTTGCACCGGACCGTGACGACGGTCAAGCCATCGGGAAACGGCATCGAGCGCGCCTCTCAGAACTGTTTCGGCCGCGCGGCCGGCGCGGGCTCTTCGGCGGGCATCGGCTCGCCCCCGCCTACAACAGGGACGAGATCGGCGTCGGGCTCCCGGCGCCCGGCACGGGACTCGCGCAGCTCGGCGGTGAGCTGCCGCGGGTCGCCGTCGCCGGGCGCCGGGAGCGTCATCAGGAACCGTTGGTGATCTTGACCGCGCGGCGCAGGGTCATCGCCGACTCGGGGTCGCTCGGGGTGACCGGGTCGACCACAGTGGCGGTACCGGCCCAGGTGTTGACGAGCGAGCGGTCGGTCGTGTTCGTGTAGTCATAGTCCATGATCCACCGGACGCCGATGCCGTTGAACGCGCCCGCCGCACCCTGCGCCTCGTTCAGGCCCCGCAGGGTGCCCATGTTGACGCCCTGCGGAACGCGCGGCGCGCGCGCGGCCAGCACGAACGCCGTGCGGTGGTACGCGAAGGCCTGCCCGTCGTCGAGCGCGTTGCTCGGCACGACGTTGAACCCGCCGATGCGGCCGATGGTGCCCTCGGCGAGGGCGTCGGCGGCCCGGTCGCCGACCGAGTCGAACCGGGTGAACCGGTCGCTGTTGAGGATGTCTTCCTCGACGTCGGACGCGACGAGCAGGGTGCGGCCGGCCTTCGGCACGTTCTCGTCGTTCAGTAGGCGCCGGGCTCGGTTGGCGACAAGGTACCAGTCGGTTGCGCCGGAAACGACGAGGTCGGTCGCGTCGGCGTTGATCGTCATGCCGACCGGGTAGGTCGCACCCTCGATCTCGGCCACGACGATGTCCTCGAGGCCCTCGGCAACCGCCCGGATCTGCGGCATGAGCACCTGCGCGCCGAAGTCGCGGATATCGAGGGTGAATTCCTCATCCGTGATCGGGGCGCCGTTGTAGATGTCGGTGTCGAGCTTCACGTCGACACCGAACTCGGCCGAGGTGTCGTTCACGATGGCGGTACCGGCGCGCAGCGTCCGGGTGCGGGCGGACCGGCGCGCGGGCACGCGCATGGTCACGGTGTCGGCGAAGGCCCCGGCGAATTCGCCCGGGTTGATGGCGTCGGCCCAGACGGTGCGGGCGACGACGAGCTCGCGGTACAGCAGGCCAATCGCGGTGTTCGCGATGACGGTCGGCTTGAGAAAGGTGTTCGGCACCTTGTGTCCTTTCTACGCGCGGCCGGCCGGTCCGGTACCGCTCTCGATCAATTTCGCGGAATCAGTGCCGCGAGCTTGAGCGGGTCGGTTTCCTCGGCGGCACGGGGCGTAGTGGGTGCCCCGCTGCGGAGATCCTCCCTCGGTCGGCCGGGTGCTGCCGCGGCCCGCGCCGGGGGTGATGTCCTACTGCCGTTGTCGCCGTCCTGCTCGGCCTTGCCGTTGTCGGCGTCGCCGTCGACCTTGCCCCCGGCGGCTTTCCAGTCGGCGAGTAGCTCGTCGGCGTCGGCCGTCAGTTCTTCGATGGTGCTGCCCTGCAGCCGCTTCGCGAGCGACGCGGGGATCTTCTTGTCGGCGATGACCTTCGCCCGCAGTTGCGCGGCCTCGGCCTTTTCCGCGCGGCTCGTGAGCTGCCCGATCTGATCGGAGAGCTTGTCGAGCTGCGTCTTGCTCTTGTCGGCCTCGGCGGCGCGAGCCTTGAGGTCGTCGTAATCGGCGAAGCTCTCCCGAGCCTTGCGGACCTCGGCGGCGATCATCGAGCGCACCTGCGCGCGGGTGAACGTCTCTTCGGTCTTCGGGTCGGTTTCAGGCTGCGTCACTGCGGGCCTCCGATGGGAGTAGCCGACGAATTAGGTCGTCGTCACCTGCTCGCCGGCTAGGTACCGGCGATAGTTGTTGAGAGCATTATTGCTCGTTCCGCGCGACGCCGTGCCATCCTGTCGCGCGAGTCTCTGCGCCTCGCTCCACTCCCTAGCATATTCGGCCGACTGCTCGGGCGGCGTAGACCCTTTGAACACGGGCTCGGCAGAGCACCCGCACCCGTCGTGCGGCACGAAATCGGCGCCCGCCTCGGTCTTGTATACGGCCCCGCGCCCGGCCAGCATGCGGCAGAACGCGCACGGGTCGCCGTCGGTCACCCGCACCCACCCGAGGGCGGTGCGGTCCGCGCGGACGTTGGTGATGATCTGCTGCCGGCCGCCGGCGAGCACCAGCTTTACGAGCGCACCCGCGGCGCGCACGAAACCGCGCTTGCTCGCCGCGTCCACCGACATGCCCGAGCGCCGAGCACCGACGATCCCCGCGAGCGAGGCCCCGCGCAGCTCGTCCGCGCGGTACGACGGTGCGGGCCGCCGAACGCCGGGGCGGCCGGGCAGGTTGTCGCGGGCGCCGCCCTCGACCCGGCGAAACAGCGAGTAGTACCGCCCCGCCGTACCCGCCGACTCATCGAACCCGCTGCCGGCGAGCAGCACCGCCGCCTCGACGAACGTGTCGATCGTGTTCCGCAGGTCAGTCGGGTCGACGATCCGCCACAGCTTGACGAGGTTGGCGATCGAGCCCGCGCGCACTGCGAGCTGCGCGGCATGGTGCGCCCTCGTCAGCTCGGCACCTGCGGACGTTTTCGCCATGGTCAGCGCGCCTGCCCGGGGCGAGCGACGACGAGGCCCGAGGGCCGCTGGGCGGGCTCGTCGGGGGCGCCGGTCGCCTGCCGGTCGAGCAGCCCGGTCAGCCCGGCGAGCGCATCGCCCTCGTCACGCATTTTCTTCCATCGGCGCACGTCTTGCAGCGTGGCGCCCGGTACGCGCTCCCACAGCGCCTCGGCCGGAATCTGTAGCTGCGCCGCGAGCTTGCCGAGGCCGTCGACCAGCGCGCCGAACGCCCGCGCCGAGGTGTCGCGCCACACGACCTCGAGATCTTCCGGGACCTCGATGCCCTGTAGCGCCCCGGCCGCCGTGACCAACTGCTCGTGCGACTCGCCGAGGCCCGTCTTGCGCTCGTCGATCTTGCGGTCGCGGCCGGCCTCGGCCGCGGCGAGGGCCTCGGCCGAGAGGTTGACGAGCTCGCCGATCAGCTCGTGTACCGGGGTCTGTGAGAGCGTGGCGACGAATTTCGCCGTGTCGCCCCTGCTCGCGAGGTACCCGTCGAGGATCGTTTGCGAGAACTCTCCGAGCTTGATCTCTTCGGGCTCGTTGTCGAACGTCCACAACTGCGAGGCGGCGCTCTTGACCTTGTCGCTCGGGTTCGCCGGGGTCCACCCGACCACCCACCGCTGCCGGAACGCCGAATACCACTCGGCCGACTTGAGAGCGAAGGTCGTGACGTCCGACTGATCTTGCAGCGTCATCAGCGGCGCGACCTGCCCGGCGACCAAATCGGTCATGTTGGTGCCGCGGGTGCCGAAGCGCGCGACCTGCTCGGAGATCGGCTCGTCGTCAAGATCAAGATCTTCGACGTCCCTGTAACGTACCACCGGGCAGTACGGCGAGCCGTGCTCGCCGACCGCGAGCAGGCCGAATTTCTTCTTGCCCGGGTCGTACCCCAGCTCGTACACGCTCTCGGCGTCGTACAGCCGGTACGTGTTCGGCCGGCGGCGACGTTCGAGGGCGAGCTCGGGCCAGTCCGGATCGTCGCCGTAGAGCGCGGTCATGGTCCGCGGCGACATGGGCCGAATCACCGGCGTCGGCCTGCCCGCCGTCACGACCATATAGCCGTACCCGTACGTGAAGACCGCCCGGTACAGGCCGCTCTGACCGCGGTCGAGCTTGTTCGTCTGCCACGTTTTCCAGATAGGCGCCGTGACCTGCTCGGGGGTCGCCGGGTCGCCCTCGGCGGCCGAGTCGACGGTCACTCGCAGATTGTCGACGAACAGCGATTCGACCAGCGAGTTAATGACGATGGCGATCAGATTGATACGCGAGATCCGCGCCATTTCGTGAACTTCGCGCGGGGCGTCCGTCGGGATGACCAGCGGCAACACCTGCTTACCGGTCGCGTACCGGCGCAGCACGTCGAGGTCGAATCGCTCTTTGTCCTGCACGCCGAGCAGGTGGTGAGCGGCCTCGATCGCGCCCGCTTCGTCGAGTGGCACTAGAAGACCGCCCTTCCGCTTGTCGATCCGGTGCGGCGGCGCACCTTGCCGCTGTTGAGCACGATCCTACGGCCCATCCTTGCGCCGACCATGCATACCGCGAGGTCGACGTGCTTGTCGCTGTTGCGGGTCACCTTGCCGAGGCTGACGCCCCACGGGTTGGTGCGTCGCTTCGCCTGATGCGTGTGCGTCTGTAAACGCGCGTCGCCGTCCCATGTCAACGTGCCGTGCTCGTCGATGTCCTGCGCGGTCTGCATGGCGGCCTGCGTGAACTGCGCGTTTCGGGCGATGCCGCCGGGCGTCTTGATCCGCATATCGAAGAGCACCGAGTGCCCGATCTTCGCACCGCCGGTCGCCCATACCTTGAGCTTTTTGCCGAAATCGCGATGCCATGCGTCGATCGTGGGCATCCAATACAGGGCCTCGGTGTCGTCGTCCTTCGCCGGCGACGGGTCGACGCCGAACCACACGACCCGGTAGTACTCAAACGCGTAGCGCACCGCTCCGTCGACCTCGTCGCGCGGCGCGAGCCACCCCTCGCCGGCTTTGCCGCGGGGGCGCTCCCACTTGCCGAGCGTGATGACATGACCGTCGGACAGGCGGCACCCGACGAGGCCGGTCGCGTCGCCACTCTTCGAGCAGTCGAGGAACATGACGATTTGGTCGCCCTCGGGCACGACGATGTCGCCGCGGGCGAGGGCGTCGAACTTGCGCGGATCGATCCACGCGTCCTCGGCGGCGGCGAGGCCGTTGAGGTAGTACCGGATCGAGTCGGCGACGGTCGTCTCGGGGTCGAGCACCTCGCCGTCGAGGCGCTCAAGGTCCGCCCACGGCGCATCGGCGTACGCCGCGGCGAGGCCGGCGGCGCGGCTCTTGTCGTCGAACAGGTTGGTATCCGGCGGGGCCTCGATCGAGTCGTACAGGATGTCGATGCGCGGCGTCTTGCCCTCGACCTGCGCTCGCCAGGCGGCATACGTGCGCTCGGCCACAGCGTCCTGCCCCTGCGCGTGCGCGTTGGTGCCGTCGACCATGCGGGCCTGTAGGTGGGCGGGGCTCTTGCCGACGTTGCGTCGGGCCACGGCCGCGACCCGGTGCCCGCCGCTCGACTCGGTCATGTGGTGTGTTTCGTTCAGGAAAATGAACGTCGCCGGGTCGCCCTCGGCGCTCGCCTCGCTCGCGGTCAGCACCTCGAGCCTGCCGCCCGAGCCCTTGATGATGGTGCGAGTCTCGCCACAGTCGACGCCGTAGTACGCGCGCGCCTCTTTGTTGAGCAGGGCGTTTGCGACCCGCAGGACATCCTTGCTCTGCGCCTCGGAGTTGCTCGCGATCTGCACGAGCGGCATCGAGTGCTGCTCGCCGTGCCACCCGTCCGCGTCGAGCACGAGCTGACTCGGCCCGATGAGCTCGATCATGCACAGCGCGCCGCCGAATGGGTCCTTCCCGGTGCCCTTCGCGCCCCGCTTCGCGCCGCGGCGGTAGACCCATCGGCCGGCCGGCGTGTAGCTGTACCAGAGGATCAGGAAGCGCTTTTGCCCGTTCGTGAACCGCCACGCCTTGCCGGTCTGATAGTCGGTCAGCCCCGGCTCGTCGGTCCGGCCCTCGGCCCAATCGATGATCTGCGGGCCGATCGACGACGCGAGTAGGGCGTGCTTGGCGGCCGGCTCGGTCGGGTACGGCAGCGACACGAGGGCCTGCGTGCCGTACCAGGGGTCGCGCCGGTATCCGGGCAGCACGAGGTCGTCGCGCACCTCGCCGCCCGGCGGCGCCATGAGCGAGCCGATCGCCCGCCGCTCAGACGCCGTCGTCTTCACAGCGGGCCGATTTGGCTCTCGACGCCGTCGACCAGCTCATCGAGCGCGCGGGCGAGGCGCGGCCACGCGAGGCGCACGAGCCGCCTACGCGCGCGGGCACGCCTGGACGGGGGGCGGCGCCAATTCTGCGCGAGCTGCGCAGCGGGCGCCGCGGCAGCGTGCCGGAAGACGTACGTCTGCTCGTCGGGCATCACAGCTCGCCGAAGTTGCCGCGGGTCACGTTCGCCGGCAGAGGGGCATTCGGGTCGGCCGCCTTGACGTAGCGGATGCGCAGGTCTCGCCGGGCGTCGCGGGTCATGCCGAGCATTTTCTCGCGCTGCCGCAGCTCGGCGCCCGAGGCGCACCCGCGCCAACCCTCGACGAACCGAGCATGGGTCTCGGCGGCGCCGCGGGCGGTCTCCCACTCGGCGCGGGTCCACAGCTTGCCGTGGGGCATCGTGCGGACGGCCTCCCACCATCGCAACGTCGCGTCGGGCCACGCGGTCGCCATCACGCCGATGGGACGGCCCTCGCTGGACGCGCTGTCGACCGGGCGGTCGCCGAGCGGCGGGCCGTCGAACGGCACGTCGGGCACCTCGGCCCACTCGGTACCCGGCTCGGCAGCGTTCCGGCGGCGGACCTCGGACCGGTCCTCGACCGGCTTCGTTCCGGGAAGTGCCATCGCTCAGCCCTCGGGGAATTCGACGACGTGAGCGTTTAGCGGGCCGCTGAACGTCAACCCGAGGACGAGACCGCCATCGCCTGACGACCCGACGTTGCTGCCGGGAATGGTGATCCACGAGTGCCCGGTGATCGTAATCTGACTGTCCTTGGTCGCGGCGTCGACCGCTTCGAGCAGGTCGGCAAGCTCACGCAGCGCACGCGCTCCGATCTGTATCACTGTCTGTGCCCCCTCTCCCAATGTCACTCTAGGCTACCACAACACGGACCGCTACATAGTAACTCTCTGCTAGGGGGGCCAGCCGGACGACTCGTACAGGCTGGCAGACGCT